CCGCAGTTCAACATCCTTGGCTTGGGGCTGGGCCGCCTCCACGGCGGTTTTGGTGAGCTTGATCTTTGCCATGATGACTCCTTGGAACGACCCGGATTCCAAGAGCCAGATAGGAGCGGCGCGAGGGAAAACCGGGTCAAGTTTCAGAAAGCACCGGCATATGATGGACGCGCGTAAGCTATTGATAAACCTGCTGTATCGAGCTACGGCGCAGTCCAGCGAACTACCGGGCTGGAGTCATCGTGAAACAAAAAAGCCGGCGCAATGTCTGGAATACATCCTTGTGCATGAGCTGACACATCTGTTGGAGCACCATCACAACGTGCGATTTGCCGGGTTGCTTAACCAGCACTTGCCGCAATGGCGGACGCTGCGTGAGGAACTTAACGGATCGGTGCTGGCTGAGTTCTAGGCTGCTCGCTGCATCGCATGATCCCATTCATAACGTCAATTTCAGCCAATCAGATCGCCATGTCCCACCAGTGAGCAGCAGTGCAGGTTAGGAGAAAAAATGCGCGACTCGCTGATTGGCATACCAGCGCCCAATCGTAGGCATCTGATCCAGAAGGGTTTTTTGAATTCTCATCCTTGACGGAATTCTCCAGTTAGCTGACGTACGACAGGTGGCGGTGGCAAAGCACGGCCATTACCACAAACGCAATTTAACATAATATACATTATGCGAAGCGCCTCATCTGTCCTGGTCCAGGTCTTCACAACGTGAACGCCAAGCCAGTTCATCCTCAAAAAGCCGTAGCTGAGCACAGAGCCAGTTGTACAGCTCGCGCAGCTCATCGTCGGTGTATCGGGAAAAGTCATCCATGTGGTGCCCTGGGTGGCGAGTGCGGTTCGTTCGGCAGGAATGGTCCTGCCTGCGGCCTTGGCGGAAACCGGGTCCCGTCCGCAAGCGGACTCCCCCCAGTTATCCGCCTACGGCCTTGTCAGGGGTCTTGCTGGCAAGCGATACGGTCGGCAGCGCGGATATGACATAGCCCAGGTCGTAGCCCTTGTATTCGAGACCGATGACGGTCGGTGATTCATAGGTGATGGTATAGCCAGCGTCGGTAAGATCGCGGAAAGAAACCTGCCGGATCGGCTGGCCATTTTGGGTGACAGTGAGATATCCCACGAGATACGGATGGAGGTTGCCGTCCTGGTCTGCTCGGTCTCCCTTCATCACGGCTGACAGATAGAGGTCATAGCCCTGGTACGGGTGAATCTGCTGCTCTGGTCCTCGAGGCTGGGCAACTTCGACAGGGGGAGCCGTTGGTTCCTGCTGCACCTGGACAACAGTGGCCGGCTCAGAGCGTTTAACTGGCGGAGGTTGCTTGCCGGTGTCACGGTTGAGGTTCCAGGTAATCATGCACGCGGCAATGATGAACATGAGGACTGCGCCCTTGAACGGCCAGCGTTTCCAGATAGGGACAATATCGTTTGCTTCCAGCTCGGCGGCTGCGGCTGACGATCGCGTATGACTCTTCCAGAATCCGAAGTAAGTTTTCTCGTACTGGCGGATCGAGGTGTTTACGACCTCACCGCGTAGCCCATCCTGCACCTTGCGAATGTAGCGATCATTAGAGCCGAACGCCGTGGCTTTCTTGCAGCGATAGACGACCTGGACGAGATCGCGGATCGCTCTGTTGATCTTGCCGTAACTCTGAGTAATCAACAGAACGTCAGCGCCTTCGTGACGGTGCAATGAATACCACTCCTCAACCTCGACAGGCGTACCGCGTACCGGCAAGGCCAGATGGCATTCGTCGATGATGTAGAGCGGGCCCGTGCCGGTTTCATCCTGCCGCCATGGGTCACCGTAGTGGCTCTCCTGGCTGAACGGCCGAACGAGGCGGCTACCCTCCTCCCTAGTCTTAAGGTCGGTGTAGCGCTCGGTGTAAGGCTCCCGGATTTCAATCAGGTGGCAGTACTCGGGGAAATAAGTGTGGAACTTCTCCATGACCAGGGCAAGGTTAGTAATAACCTTGCGGCCTTGTTTGAGAGCCGGGATAAGGTGGAAAACAACGGCTTCGTGTGACTTGCCGCCGCCAGGCTGACCAAGCATCAAGTTAATCATCAGGAACCCCAGCGAACGAATGGAATTGTTTGGAGGGTGAATCGGATAACGAGCGCAGCGACTACGATTGTGATCGCCTGAGTTACTCCTATTGCCCCCATCATCTGCACAGTTTCTGGGGGTATCAGGCTGTAATAGGTCTGAGGATCAAACGGCGTTTCTATTGCGTTGAGTGCGCCTACCGCTATCGACATAAGGCCTTCGAACAACCAGCAGATTGCGTCCGTTGCGATATTCCACAGGTCGATGAATATTTGCTTGAAGACCGAAAGCAGCCACTGTGCGCCGTTGACAAACTTGGCAAGTATCGCGGTGAAGAACCTTCCAATGGCTTCCATGGGTTACCCCCCGAAAGTTAGCGCGCGCGCTGTAAATACAGCGGTAACGAGGAAAATGATTTTGATGAAGTCGAATATCCAGCACATGTTCCAGAAGGAGACAGCGCCGAAGTTTGCCCAGGAGGCGATATTGAACGAGAGTCCAAACGTAGGGCAGGAACCAGAGAATGTCGGGACGAACGACTTGAGAAAGCCAATAAAGGCCGAGTTATCTATATCGGCACTAACTTGGCTCCATACTCCCGAAAGACCGTCTGGGTACTTCTGTTCGTAAAATGGGGTAACGGCTGGGAACTCCGAATCTTGAAATTCAGGGCTTTCTTGATCCTGCTCGTTCTCTGAGGGCTCGACATAAGGTGGCGCATCAGGCGGGGACGTGTCTTCCGTTGTTTCTGTAGTTGTCTGTCCGTTCTTCGTTGTAGTCGTGGTGGTAGTGACTTTGTACGTATAGTTATTCTCCGTATACGTATAGTCGTACTTGTGCTGGGTGGTGGTCTGGGTTGTGCTAGTAGTCCCGTCTGGATTGGTCGTGGTTGTAGTTGTAGAGACTGGAGGCGTTGTTTGCGACGACGGGCCGTGATTTGGCCGACGCTGAACAAGGTCTTGATAGCAGGCCTCAGGCGAGAGGGAGCCGGCACATTTGGCCTTCGTTAGATCGCGCAGCCAATCGGAGTTTGTGACGTTTTCAATAGCATCTTGGAGCGCATCATAGTCTGTTTCGGTGAACGGCTCAGGAGCTCCAGTTGAGCAGTACATAGCTGCCGTTCGAAGCATACTAGGACACTGTTGCACATAGCGGGTGTACTTAGCTCCAGACCAGCTAGTCCAGGGCTCGTCAGGCTTCTTGTAATAACAGGTGCCACCCGAAAGCCCGCCACCTTGTCCGTCGGGAATATTTCCCTTTGCCTCAGCCGCGGCAATACAAAGATTTTTTGGCGTATCGTAACGGACACCAGGTAGTTCAGGCGTCATGTAATAGTCAAATGAGGTGCCAGATGTAGGAATAAGACCTTGAGGAGTTCTAAGCAAAGTCCCCTCCGGAGTAACACTTGCGCCCGGTATCTGGTCGATAGCCCATGCAACGGCGGCAGACGCAACCACCCCAGGAACATTACCACCCTTGATAGCAGCCCTAGCTGCTGCCGCGACCTTTGCCGGATTGATCGTTATAACAGGCTTAATTGCAACTTTAACCTTTGGCAAGGAACCAGCCTGGCCGGTAGACGCACCGGAGCCGAATCGATTACCGGCAGTGTGCTCGGATACATACTCCGCGCCGAAGAACGCGGGGTCGCCGTAAGGCAGGTTAACCGCGCCCTGGGCAGCGTTCATGATCGACTGGAATGGTACGGTGGGGGTTTTAACTTGCGTTGCTGAGAAAGCAGGAAGTGAAACAGCTATAGCGAGGCCTAGAACCGCTGATTTACTCCAGTAATGAATGCCCATCCACCGAATACTCCGCCAATGAATACAAGCGAATAAGCGAGCATCGCCAAATCCGCTGCGGTAAGTGCTATTTGCGCTTCGTCCATAATGAATGAAGGGGCCGAAGCCCCTCCCCGAAGAGGCCGTTAGGCCTTCCGAACGCCGCGCTTGCCGAGGTCAATGCCTTTGAAGGCCATGGCAATACCGATGATGACAACGCCAGTAGTACCAACCCAGGTAGCCACGGTAGCCAGGTCTACAGCTGCGAAAATTTCGGTCATGTTTGTTACTCCTTACAGTTTGCGAATGACGCCGAGAGCGACGCCGAGGGTTATTCCCAGGCCCCAACAGGTGACCGTGAGAAAGAAGCCAGCGGAAAACACCGTAGTTACGCACTCGGCAGTAAGTTGTGCGGTGCATTCCACTGTTTGTTACTCCGTTACTTCTGAATTACAAAAAGCGCAAAGGGTGACGCCTTCGGGATCGTCAACAACAGCGAACTCCGGTCCATCTGAATCTTCGTCGAACTCTTCGCCGCATTCGTCGCAGACAAAGGTGTCCATTAATTCGCACCTACTGCCTTAGGAGCAGGTGCAGCAATGCGACGGGCTTGGCGCGGATCGACTTCAAAGTGGATGCGGTCATCCTTGATCGAGCAGCTGACGTCGCACTCGTAGTGACCGACCGGCAGCACTTCCGGCTGTGAGGCGGCGTAGTAGCTGAACTTCTGCGGATACGGGACGCCCGGCAGATGCGCGTAGGCTTCGGCCATCCAGTAGGGCTTGCCGGACTTAGCAGCGGTACCGGTGCGGAAATTGCCGGTGGTTTCGATTTTGATCGTCATAGCCATGGGTATTGCCTCTTAAAAGCCGAACAGGTCGGCAACGCAGGGAGTGCCACGCTCTTGGCGTTCCAAGAACCATTGGCGTTCGGGCTTGATGCCCTGGGACTGGCGAGCATCGAGCGCTGCCAGGGTTTCGTTTACTTGCTGTTGCAGGATCGGGTTTACGAAGGCCCGGGCCTGCTGTTGCTCTTGAAGGCGGCGGCGCTGGCCGCTGGTGAGCTGGGTGCCTTGGAAGCTGACGGTTCTCATGGGCGGAACTCCAAGCGCACGAGGTAGAGCGCGATGGCACCGCCCGCGAGGGTGGCCAGCAGAGAGAGGGTCGCGGCGATCATTTGCGGCTCCGATTGATGCGACGAGCGATACGCTGTGCCTTTCGGCGCGCCTTGCGATGAGGGTTTGCACGGTAGTGTTTGCCACGTACGGGCCATATCCAGCCACGTGCCATGACGCCAGCGCCGGGTATCAGTTGAAACTTCATGCGGCCACCGCTAGATGGTTCGGGCGCTGATACCAGCTCGGGATCGGCAGCACGTTAGACTTGGTGATCTCGCGGGCCTGACGGACGAAGACCGGCGCGAAGCGCGAGGTATCGCAGGCGTTGCGGATGTTGATGCCGATGCGGTTGAGGCGAGCGGCGTGTTCCTGGACGGCGGACTTGTTGAAGTCGAACTGCTGACCGTGCATCCACTGAATCGCATACATGGCGGTAGTGTTAGCTGCACGGGTGGTGTTTACGATCTGCTCAGCCAAGAGCTGTTCGGATATGGAAACGATGTCCATTGCGGTCACCTTCAGTCGCTCGTCAATTTTCAAAAACTCGTCGTGGAGTTCGGCAAAACGCCGTTCGTCAAACAGGCCCCAATAGGCCAAGCATTCACGCTGCAAAAATTCGTTCTTAAGTTCCTGCTCCATCCGCACAACGCCTTGAAGGGCGCAGTAGTCGCGGACGCGCTGCACATACAGGAACTCGGGGGATTCGTCGCCGTAGAGGCGCTTGATCTTCGGAAGCAGGTTCTCATCCAGCTCGAAAGCCTTGTCATATGCCTTGCGATACTGGAGCCGCCCGCCTTTGCCATTGCCCTTCGGGGTCCACGCAACGGTGCGGCCGTTGGGATACAGGAAACCGATGCTGTGCCCGATGCGCTGGGAGGAAACGCCGCGCAGGTAGGCCAACACATTGCCCTCTCCTACCGATACGTTAGTGGTGAGGTCGATCCGCTCAATCTTGGCACCGTCTGCCACGCGATCGCCGGTCTTTGCACCTGATGCGCCGTCCCGAAGATCAACGCGAGTGCAGCGGGTAAACCCCGGAAGGCCGTACTCGGCCAGAAGCTGGTTGTAGACCGAAACGCACTGCTCGATGGTCGAGAAGCCGAACAGGTTGTCCAGGCGACCTACCCGGCTTGGGTTGCCTTCAACACGGACTTTCCGCCCCTGCACATGGATCGTGACCGAAGTGGAATAGCTGGCCTCATGCTTAAAGCGAGGCTGGCGGGTGGAGAGCACTTCATTGGTATTCGTATCAATTGTGATGGTCATCACATCGCACACAACCGGAAGGTCGTGCTGATGCTCTTGAGACACCGTAAGCCAATCGATAAACATCACTGCTCCCCTTGTTGCATGCATGCATGCAAATCACATTGAGGCGGAATGTATACGGATGAACTTGCATGCGTCAACACAAATCACATGCATGCACGTATGCTGATTGACGGGTGTCAATATGGACCAATTGAAAATGCCAGCAACGATTCGCCTAACTAACGCCGAACAAGAGGCGATCCGGCAAAAATGCATAGAAATCAACAAGTTACTCGTAAAGCGCGGCATGCCGCCGATGCGGGATAGCGAGCTTGTGCACAAAATCCTTGATAGATCAGTGCCTTACGTGCAGGTCAATGCATCTGGCGATGTGGTGTTAGAGACCGAGTGACCCCGGGAATCCGGGGTAAAGTGGGGGTGTAACAGCACCCCCACCCCATTCAGCCAGGGAGAGCGTCATGGGATTACAAGACAGAGACTGGTTCAACGAGCGAAAACAGAAGCCGAGCAAGCCGCTGAAACAGCATCAGCGAGGCTGGAAAAAGCCCCGTAGCGACAACTTCTGGACAGGCGTGGCAATGGCAGTGGTGGCGGTCGGAATCGCACTGTACCGGCTGCTGTAA